TGATGTTTCAATATCAAACTTATGTTCAATTAGTTTTTCTTTCCATATTCTAGCCCACTCATTAGACTCATACTTAAGAGATGTTGCTCTAGCAGTATTTGTCATAGCACAAGAAGTTTTGAATATTTGAGTAATACCATACTGACTTGAGTAAGGCTGGTCTTTCCAAGTTTCAGGATAACCAGAACCTTCATCATGTGCAGTACCAATAACATAAGAACGTGCAGGTTCTAAAACTTCTGAAATAGATTTATCAGCTACTACTTCATCTGTTGCACCGTCACCTGATGGAGCAAATCCGTTACCAGTAAATGAAGCAAGTTCATTACCAGCAGAATCGAATTTAATAACTGTTCCATCAACTCTTACACATTCTTTACTATCTTTTGTTAAATCAGCAACAACGTTAGTAATTTTAACAATATGGTATCCAGTTGGTTTAGCTCCACTAGCAGTTCCGCCAGCATTGCTTGTTACTGGAACTTTTAATAACTGACCTGCTAAGAAAAACTCAGGTCTAGTTCCTGTACCTCCAACTGTTACATCAGTTGCAGTGTTACCAAATACGTTTTGAATGTTACCTTGGTATTTGTAATCAGTTGCCATATAAAGTTGTACGTTATGTCCAACTGCTGAAACTGCAGCGCCTGCATCAGATTGGTCTAATTCAGCATCTGTAAATTCATCAGAACCGTTACTAACGAATCCCATTACATAAGCATATCTTTTGTGATACGAACTTCTCTTTTCAGTATATTTGAAAGTAGGGTCGTCCGTAGGTTTTTTTGCTACTTGTGATACAAATCGGAAAAAAGGGTCTTGAGGAATTGCTAATTCTGAAACTCTGTCTCCAAAATTAAACTTTCTTCTAAGGTCTCCAGTGTTTGCATTAGTAAAATCACTTGCAGGACCATTACCAACAACACCTGAGCCACCCAGTTCCGATAACTGTACGAAATCATTTAAAGCCATTTTGACTCCTTTCGATTATTTCTACGTTTAAGTCTGGCTTTAGTTTTAACTATTAGCCAAACATGTTATCTATATTACCATCAATTCCTTTTAGAGCATCAAACAAATCATCTGAAGGATTACTTGTTTTGCCTGCACTATTAGAATTGCTTTGACTAGCAGGTATGTTTCTTACATTTTTCATTTGAGAAAGCATTTGTTCTTTAGTTGAATTAGCAACATTAGCAGCAGTCTTATCTTTATTTAATAAATAATACATATCATCAAATGTTAAATGACTACTTTTAAATCTTGCTTCTGCATCATCCAAAAAAGCATGCATTTCTTCATCAGTCAATTGATTCTTCTCTTGGAATAATTTGGCTTCGTTCTGAATTTGAATTTTACCATTTACTCTTTGAGCTTCTGCTTTTTCATTATGAAGAATTTGATTTGCTCTTTTTTGAACTATCTTATCAACCATAGTGTTAAATACTTTCCTAGAATCTGAATTAGGGTCTCCAACTAAATCTTCTGTATCAAATTGAAAGTCTTCACCTAAATTAAGTTCATCCTTTACATTTTTTGGTACATCACCACCTTGTTGGAAATATCCTCTAACATGTTCTACTAGTCCACTATCTTTTTTCATCGCTTCTAGCACAGGAACAAAAGGTTTGAGTTCATTTAACTCGGCTCTTATTTTTTGCGCTTCACGAGTGGAATCACCATATCTCTTCTTCCAATTTTCAGAAGATTCATCGGACACCTGTTGGCTTGCATCTTCGGTATTATTGGGGTCCGCTTCTTGCGGAGTTGCCTCAACGTTAGGTTCAGCTTCATCTGTAACCATGCCATTTACTTCATCTTCAATAGCATCAAAGAAAGAATCAGAGGAGCCAAATACTGCATCTTCTACAGTTTTTGGGTTACCGCTTTTATTCTCTTCCATAATTGTTACTCCTTTTTTTAGTTATAAAAATACTAAATATAAAATTTAAATCAAATTATTTTTTGTTCTTAGCAGCCATCTTAAGTTCGTCTTGCAATTTTTTTACATCATTTTGCAAAACGTTTCTATAATATTTTTGTCTAGCCTTAGTTTCTAATTCTTCTTGTTTTATCATATTTTGGCTATCCATTCTTTGCTTAGAAGATTCAACATCTCCTTGCATTATTTTATTTTTGATACCAGATTGAACAACTTGTCTTTCAAGCGTTTCAATAGTTCCTGAAGAGTTTTTAACTTGTTCTTCAAGTTCTGAAATCCTAGATTGTAACTGAGAATATAAGCTTTTCCTTTTAACAATTGCTTCTTTATTCTTAATGTCTGTTTCTGCAAGTACTGCCATATCATCGACTACTCCTAACTGCATTAATTGTTTTAACTCTTCAAGATAAGCCCATCTATTAACTGGTAATGTAGACCCTCCTATTATTCTTACATCAAACTTGGCTGCTTGATAATCTTTGTATTTTCCTATTACATTACCGTAATCATTGTATATAGGAACATTAATTTCTACTGTCTTCTCTTCATTTATATTATTTGGCTGTATAATAGTAAACACTTTATTTGCAGTATAGACTGCTTGTGTTAACTGTTTAACAACTTCACCAACTTGTTTTAATGATGGTTCAATACTATTTTTTAACCAATACTTAATTCTTCTTGTTCCGTATTCATCCATAGCAAGCATACCTCTATATGGAAGTTCTGCTGATGCAGATGTATCACCTTGCATAGAACTATATATACCTGCTAAATATTCCATATCACCTTTTCCAGCTTGTGTTAAACTAAAAAATGCATTATTTAATTGGAAAGGTGTAACAGGCGTTGGTGGCGTAAATCCACTTCTAACTGGAAGCAAAGCTCCAGGAGCACTTGAATATCGTTCCCAATAATCAGTATCAATACTACCTTCTTCAAACATATATCTTAAACTACTACCAAGAGATGCATTATGTACCATAAGTTGGTGTGCTTTATTTAATTCTCTTTGTTTACCTACAAGTGGAGAGACTGCTGAAATAGGAAATGGTGTACCTGTCCATTTATAATGAAAAGGAACTAAAGGATATTCTGTTAAAGGTAATGCTTTACTATATATTAATTTATCACCTATAACACAAGATAGTTTTACTCTATCTTCTTTAAATGGTATTGCTTCTACAATTCTGTCAGCAAACATTTCGTCTTTAAGCATAATGTCAAATTCTTTTTTAGAAATAACTTTATTTTCTATCTGCTCTGCTTCTGATTGAAGTCTATTTCTCGTTTCTATTTCAAATGACTCTAATTGTTGTGCAATCATTTGTTTTTCTTTTTCTATTTCAAGTTGCATTCTTTCAGGTAACATATCACCATTAGCAACTGCTGTTTGTAATTTTTGTGTTAACTCTAATAATTCAACTTGTCTTTCTGTTTGCATTTGAGCCAACATTTGTTGAGCCTGCGCTATAATTTGTTTTTGCGCTTCATCAGAAGGTGGTATTCTATAAAATACATTTACATATGATATTTTTTCTTTTTCATAACATTCAAAAAATTCTACTAACTCAGAGTCTTCATCATTAACAAGACCACTTTGAGAATTAGTATCTTTGTAATGAAAATCTTTCTGGTCTACATCCATAGCCTTTTCAGTCATACCTTCATAGCTGTTGTTTAAAGAGGATGCTGCCATAATCTTTCTTTTGCTATCTGGAAACTGTTGAATAAGGTGAGATTTCGGTAGGACTTTTCGAATGAGAATATAAGCAGCATCTCTAAATAATAAATCTCTTGATTTGTTGTCGACATATATATCAAATGGTTCTGGTTGTTTTAAAACTACTTCTCCCATACCTCTATCTGCATCATGGTCTACAGTTACCATCATATATCCTACAGATTTTGTTACAGCATCATTAACTGCATTAGAATACAAACTATCTCCATCTGAATTACTCCATATATAACTGGCTATATCTGAATATACTGCAGCTATATCAGTATCACTACCTTCTGCTCCAACTGCTTGCCATCTAGGTGTTTGAGCTGTAGCATAAAAATTAAGCATTTCTACTACAGGTGTAATTCTATTAATAGTAAATGTAGGCATGCCTTGTTCT